ATCTCAAGGCCATCCATGCTAATACGTACACCTTCTGGATCTTCAATCTCAATCTCAATGTCCCCTTCTAGGTCATCTTGAGGAAGCCCAAGTGGTGCACGGTGTATCGCTTTATCTATTGTCATAGCATGTCCTTATTTAGTAGTACCCTTCAAACCTTCGCCTGAACTGCTTTGGCTCATCTTCCTCATCTAGCAGAGTCTTGATGTAGCCACCTTTACGGAACCGCATTAGCGCAAGGGACACAGAATCCACATAATCGTCATGTTCACCTGCAGGAAACGAAGCCACTTCGTCTATTACTTCTTCCGCCCAGTTAGTATTAGGTGCCCATACCCTACCAGACGCAAATAAATCAGATACAGCGTTGAGTCTACTAATCTTATCATTGCCTTTAGTCGGCGTAAACTCTTGCACTGGGATGCCCATCGCCCTCATCTCGTATATCAGTGGAGCACCCGAGGCTTTCTTTTCAATAATGATACTATCTGGTTCCCACTCTTTGTAATGTTCTATTGCTACTTTCTTAAGTCTTGGAAACTCCATCCTTTCTCGGAAGGCATTTAACAGTATAATGTTAGCTTGCATTATTCCTGCTTCATCTTCCTTGTAGAACACGCCCCAAGTAGTTAATGCTGAGTAATCCGCCCTCTGAGTCTTTTCAAACGCAGTATCCCAAGCCATTAGTGTAAATTCACACGATGGGGGGTCCTCTTTCTCCCAGAGTTTCCACCATTCCCTCTTAACTATCGCACTTGTTTCAGAAGTAGGGTTCTGCTGGTACTGAGCCATCCATTTTGAGTTGGGTAGCTCCCTTTTTAGGGCTTCAAGTTCTTCTAGGGGCCAAAATTCAGGCCATAGGGGTGAGCCCGACTCCATAATAGCAGGAAACTCAATAACTTCCCACTCCTCCCCGCTTCTTTGTGCTGAAGATTTAAGCACTTGGCCTACAAGATCTCGTTTACTCCACCGAGTAGCTACAATAATTATAGCTCCACCCGGTTGTAGACGTTGCCTTGGGCCCGATGTGTACCACTCGTAGGTCTTATCGTAGATTTCTGGGTTAACTTCAGCTAGTGCCGCCTCTTGTTCCGAGTGCGGGTCATCTATTATCAGCAAATCAGCGCCTTTACCCGTTACAGCACCCCCTACACCAATAGCAAAGTAGTCTCCCCCTTGGTTTGTGGCCCACCGACCTGCTGCTTTAGAGTCAGTCTGCAGTGCAACCCCGGGGAATATCCTCGTATACTCATCTTTATCCACTAAGTTACGCACTTTACGCCCAAATCCTACCGCCAACTCAGCAGTATGGGACGTTTGGATGACTTTCTTATGGGGATACTTGCCTAAAAACCACGCTGGAAGGAGATATGAGGCGAATTCTGACTTAGTATGGCGGGGTGGCATATTGATAATGAGCCGTTTTAGCTGCCCACTAGCCACTCTTTCAAACGCTGAGGCCATCTTTGCATGGTGCCGCCCTGAGATAAACGTAGGCCACACCTGATTAACAAACGCTATGAACTTCTCTTGAGCTAACTTCTTCTTCCGTAGTTCTTCTAACTTGTCTAACTCTGCTAATAGCCTTTCTTGTTCCGGTGCCGACAACATAGGCAGGATGCTAGGTATGTCTTTTAGTGTAACGCTGTCAAACAACTCAGCCATCAAGTAGCTCCGCCATAAGTTCTGTTGGTTCTGGCTCAGGGATCTCAGCGATACCAAGTATGTCGTCTAAGTCTGCTCCAATAGGCACAACGTCAATTATATCGGCATTAAGAAGCCGTTTAACCCGTTCCTTGATTGCGTTCTCTAGTTCGCTTGGGTCCTTATAGTGTATGGTGATCTCGCTACGCTCTGTAAACAGACCTATATCACTATGCTTTCCTAACAGCTCAAGGGCCTTCAGTTCAAACTTGGTATCCCCGCAGTTAGCAATCTCCATTAGCTTATTAGTAATAGCACTTCGTGCGGAGACTACGTCCATTGCAAGTTGCTGCCCGTACGTTCTTAGAAACGCGGCTGCGGCAAAAGCTGTATTTGGTGTATTTAGTGCGGAGACTTTCTTAGACTTTATTGCGGCTTCTAGCAAAGCCTTCTCTTTAGCTGCGTCCTCTCCGGAGACTTCTAGTTTTGCACCGAGGTCTACCTGCAGCTCAGCAGTGTTACCCGCAATAGCCATTTCCTCAGCAAAAGTCGCCCCTACCTCATCCGACGTATTGTAGGGCATCGGTACTGATGCTGTTGGTTCTAAGTTAACTATGGGCATGTAAGAAGTTGTTTAAGTGCACTCCAGTGTGCTGGAGTATATACAGCCCAACCTAAAAAGTAAATTAAAAAATATATAGGGGGTGGGGGGTAGCGAATGGAAACATGACCGGGGGGTGTTCTGGAGTGGAACTTGTGGATACTCTAGTAGGGCGAAGTCTTAATTTGTAAAAAATGGAGATTTAATGTGCAAATTAGTAGGTATAGGGGCGAGATGGAACCAAGTCCCACAAATGGGGGTTGGGGATGGGTGGGGTTCAACTAGGTGGAATAACGCGGTTTCCACGGCGCGGCCTAACATTGTTAGGTTTACGATAAGGCTTGACTTTGTACCACGATTAGGCTATAATGTTTACAAGTAGCGGCAATCTTGCTTCTACTTAACTACTAGGAGATGCAATCATGGAAAACCAAATTAAGACAACCAGCGTACTGTCAGACGCAGTATCAGCCGCCTTCATCAACCTGATCGATGCCAGAGGTTTACTGGTCAAGACTAGCAGTAAAACAGGTGAAGTACTTGGCGCGTATTCAGACTGTATGAAAGCGGCTTTTGGTGATGAATGGTACTTACTAACAGGCAAGGCCAAAGCGGGTGTAAAGTCTGAACGTGGTATGTTTAAGGCTGCAATGATCGAAGCGGGACAAGATAAAAATGTCGATGTGTATTGGCAGCGCGTGAAGGAGGCTTCGGGCTACGTTACCAACGGTAATCGCGTCAAGGGCACGTTGTCAGTTGATGATAAGAACCAAGCAGAACTAAAGACAATCATTAACCGCATATTCAAAGCAGAAGAGGATGGGGAGGAAGTTGTATCAAGCGACTTTAAGCGCCCATTAATGGATATATTCGAGGCATTAGGTGGCGATGTAATGCAGCTAGGTTAAACACCAAAACCTAACAATGTTAGGTTTTAACCTCCCGCCCGAAAGGGCGGGACTAACCACAAAAGGATATAAAATGAAGCCAATTACAGTTTGGCAGCGATTTTACCCCGCTACAAATACATGGCAGCATAATCATATCAGCGATAATCACCTAAAATTATCTGCGCCGATAGCTATATCTGCCCTTCAAAAATCAGCATGGAATAATGCAATTTGGCGATACCACCACGAATTTTTATAACCTAACAATTGTTAGTTTTAACCCCGCCTTAATCGGCGGGGTTTTTTTCGCGGTTTTTTCCGGTTTTCGGTTTTATCGTTACTCTGATATGCACTTGATCTTGTATTTGAATTTGTATTTGATCTTGTATGATAGTTCTATGATAGTTCTCCCAATGCCCCAACGACCCACAGCAAAACCTAACATTGTTAGCCCAAAGACCCACAGAATTTGAAAACAGACATAGTAGAGTATAGGTTTTCTACTTAAATGCAGCCACCGACAGATTAGGGCCATTGCTGAGGATTCAGCCTATTTTAGCCCTATTTTGCCCCACATAAACACCCCAAAATAACCCGTAATATAACATGTTAGGAAATAACACCCCGCAAATGGCGTGGATAGTAGATGTTACGATGTTAGGCGTTTTTCCATGTATACCTAGGAAAAATCAATTGTCAGAGCCTCTCCGCAAGAAAAAGCAATCCCATTGTCCAATCTCAAAAAGGTACCGCTCACTGTATTTTATATAACATTATAACATTACCTACTTTTGCCTCTACAACCCCTGCTATCATTGACTTCTTGCGAAATATTTTTCCATAACATTTTCACTTTATTACATAACGCCTAACATGAGAATCATTCTCGATATATGCTCCGCCTGATTTTGTTAGGAAACCACTTGACATAGCCCCCTATTTGTGGTACAATATACATGTAAGTGGGAATTTGGTCATTTTGATGGTTAAAACCTAACATTGTTAGTGCGGCATGATGCACTACCCCTAGCTAGGTACTACTAAGGAGAAACAAATGAGTACAAGAGAAGAACTGGAAAAGGCTGTTGAGGATGCTGGAGTTGCTTGGAGGGCTGCTTGGAACGCTGTTGAGGTTACTAGGGCTTCTTACATTGGGGTTACTGATGGGGATGCTGCTAACAATGTTATGGACACCCTAGAAGATACCCGAGAGATTGCAGAGGCTGAATACGGAAAGGCTAAGTACCTTTTAGCACAACACGACAAGGAGAACTTAAAATGAACCGACACGAGGAGTTTTTCCCACGCCCACCACGCAAGCCATTCGAGCCTACACCGTGGTTAGTAGTGGCAATAGTCTTACTTGCCGTAACCGTGACGTCACTAATCGACAGTTGTGGGTCATGGTGAAAGCAGTTATTAACAAGGTGGCAATGGGCGAGGTGGAGAAGCAGTTCGGGTACAGAAGGTACATTGTGTACTACACGAGTGACTATCTGGCCTTTGACCCTGAGAAACAGATGCTTGCACTACAGAAGCACATGCTAAGGGTTGATGCAGTTGATGAGATGGATGCCGCAGTCAAGGGTATGGCTAAGCTAAGAAGTTTATATGGGGCTAACAATGTTAGTTTTGGATCAGAAGACGGAAGTAACGAGGATGCACAAGAGCAAGCCACAGAAAAGTAAACCAATTAATAAACACAGGAGACCAAAATGACATTAAGAACTGTAGCAAGCGTAGTTGAAGAGTCAACGATATACATCCAAAAAGAAGATGGTGGGCACAGTGAGCCAATGAGGATTTACTTCAACGACAAAGAAGCGGAGAACTTCATGGTAACGGGTGAACACTCGGGGGAGGACTATATCGTTGAGTACAGCACGGTAAACCTAGCAGAAGATTTGTTCTACAAACTCGTGCAAGTAAACACCAACAAGGAGAACTAAAATGAGTAATAAGAAACGGAAGGCTAAGATACTAAGGGCTACGCTTAAATACCTAGTTTTGAAAACTGATAGGCATGAAGAGTTGCTTACTAAATATTGGGCTGAGTTAGAGGGGGTAGATGCTGGATTGAAGCGGGTGCTGGAGATGTCTAAATTATTAAACGCTAACAAGGAGACTTAAAATGTGGAACAGAACTGACGTTTATTCGACCAAGATAAAGACCTACGAGCAAGCACTAGCGCACGAGGCATCAGTCAAGCCGATACGTGGCAAGACTATCAAGCCACTGCATAGACGTAGGGATACTCACTTAACCATAAGGAAACAAGATGTGTGGCAAGCCGCACTTTTGGAGCAGACAGAGACTGTCTTCGAGGGGGAGGAGGTTGTTATCAAGATGTACGAGACGGACATAGTTAAATACCGTCCCAACGGTGACATATACGTAAACATTGATGGGTGGGTAAGCCAGACTACATGTCAAGTACTGACTGACATACTAGGTGCTGACTTCCACAAGTACAACAACAGGATGTGGGTGAGGTGCGATATACCTGAGAGTTACACGCCACATGCACTGCCAATAGATGCCCACGCACCCAACATATTTAGGGTGAACATGAGTAACACACTGGAGTTCCAGAACTACAAGTATCCAGTTGTGCATAGTGTGAATAGACAAGCAGCTAACATTGTTAGGAAGCAGTACAAGTCGTTCCGGCAGTACCTGACTAATAACTTCAAGCTGCGTAGTGATAATGGGGTTACTTGTACCTTTGGGGTTGAGGAGTTTGCCCATGCGTTTGAGATTGATGATGTATACGGTATGCCTAGACTACCTAATGTTCAAGTAGTAGGTAAGAAGTGGACTAGCCCGAAGGCTATTGCCCATTACATGGCGTTAATAACTAATGACGGGCTTGGGCATAAGACTGAGGACTTCTACAAGGCA